CTTGTGCGCGAGCTGCAGGGCCTCTGAGTCGTTGGCCGGAGGCGCGGGCTCGCTGGCCGAGCACAGCGCCTTGAGCTGGCAGTCGCTCAGCTTGGCCAGCGCGTCCTTGTCGGTGCCCGCCCCTGTGAGGTGGGCGATCATCTGCTCACGGTTCATGCTGCCCTCCTGGGGCGTGGAATCGGCCGCGTCGTTCGCGACGGGCTCGAAGGTGGTCATGCGTCGGACCTCGACGGGCTTGCTCGTGAAGCTCACGGCGCCCTCTTCGGAGATCGTGAAGTCGACACGGAACAGGCCCGCATCGGAATCGGCCTCGCGTTCGAAGACGAGGTAGCCGTCGTCGGAAAACACCGCGTCGATCCAAGTATGCACGTCGTCGGCGCCGAAATGCTCGCGGAGCGCGGAGTACAGCAGCCGGCGACGGTCCTCGTCGGACTCGTTGCCGACGCGTAGACCGAGGAAGCGCGCGGCACCTGCGAGCCAGCGTTTCCACGCCGGATCGTCCGCAACGGCCTCGACGGACTCGGGCGGCGCGGGCAGGGTGGCATTGCAGCCGCCCGCGTGGTTCACGCCGAGCCCGCATCCGTCCGTCACGCTGCACGCGCCGATCTCGTCGGGCAGGAGCGCGAGGTGGTCGGGCCGGATCTCGTGAAGCACGTAGTCGTAGGCTTCGGTGCCCCACTTGCCGGGCGCGTGCTCGATCTGCGTACCGAAGCCGGTCGAGACCTCGCCGACCTCGCCGTTCTGCACGCCGTTGACGACGGACAGCGCGTCGGCGACCTCTGCGGCGCGCTGAAGATCGATCCACACGTCGCCCTTCAGCGCGCCGTCCTCGAACCGCGCACCGAAGATGCGACCCGTGCCTCGACTGTTGAGCACTTCCGGGTCGCGGGCACTGACCGGCATGCCGCGCTTGGAGGGGTGGCGGATGACGACCGGCACACCGTTCCAGGCATCGACGGAAGCTTCGATCTCGGCGGCGGAGAGGAACGTGCGGCCGAGGTTGTTGACGAGCACCTGCTCACGAACGAGCACAGCAGGGAACACGGCATGATCGCGGCCTTCGAGCTGCTTCGTCGTCGAAGGTCCCGCGATCTGGACTGCGATCTGGAGGAGCTTTTCGTCCAACGCCTGACTCCGTAGAACGCGAAAAGCCCCGACACCTGTCCCGTGAGGGATTAGGTGCCGGGGCTCGGTGCGGCCCGCCTCGCTGGCGGGGGTCCGTGACTGCCGGGCTACGTCATGCTGTGGTGCTTCGCCGGAACGGTACTACCTGTCGCGGTCGGGCGTCAAGTCCCGAGCGTGACCACCAGCGACTCGTCCGACTCGTCGAGGTCCGCGGGCCTGAGTCCGCGAGACTCACGGTAGTCACGTACGCCACCATCCTGGAGCTTGACGTCGATGTCGCAACTCGCGCGTTCGAGCATGAGCGTGGCGATCCTGCGCAGGTAGCGTTTCGACGCTTCCGGTAGCGCCCCGTAGTCGATCGGCCGGACCACTAGAGCACGCCCTTCCTGCCCGGAAACACGAGCCCTTCGCCGCAACGACACAAGGGCTCAATCGGCGGCCCCATCATCGGACCGAGCGGCGTCTGGAACGGCTGGTCGAGCGCCACGCCTTCCGGGTTCATGCCCGGCACGGCCGCGTGGGTCTCGCGGAGCCGATCGTCGGGCGTGACGATGTACATCCGTCGCGCGGTCGCTGGCAGCACGCCCTGGTCGCGTGCCTGCTTCCAAGATTCGCGCAGCCCGTGGTGTGACGCGTCCAGCGTCTCGGTCCTCGCGATGTCGAGCGCGCGGCGGTTGAGCAGGCTCCGGGCGTAGCGTGCCTCCATCTCGGCGACGAATGCCTCGTCGACGGTGCCGTCGCGGATGCGCTTACGGATGCGCGCCTTGTCGACCGCGGACAGTCGTCGGCTACTCGTGAACCGTCCGTCGCGGAGTTCCTTGCCGAGGTTCGATGGGGCGGCAGCGTGCGAGGGACGGAGCCCCACGATCTCGCGGATCGCCTGCGCCTGACGAGCGACCGGGATACCGCGTTCGGCTGCCAGCGCGACGACGATGCGCACCGCCTCCCGCTGGTCCTCCGACACCTGCACGATAAGGCGAGCCGCTTGCGTCCGCGCGTAGAGCACGACGTTGGGGTGCGCGACGTTGAACGACGCTTCGAGCCCGGTGGCGCCAGCGAGCACGTCCATGCTCACGCTGCCGGTCCGCATCGACGCACGTAGCAGGGCGTCGCGGATCCCGTCGTCTTCGGCGAGCACGTGGCTGAGCATGTCGACCTTCGCGGCGCGCTCGATGAATACCGTATCGCCTGTTCTGATCGCGGCTTCGAGTGCCGAGATATCAATCATGCCTTTCAGCCGCTCGACAGCCCGCAGGAACGACAGCCGGACCGCGGGCTCCATGCGCGCGGCGATGCGATGGGCAACCTCGTAGAACTGGCTGCGAGGGCGGCCCCTCGATTGCTGGACGGCGAGTACCGCCACTTACTCCCCCCTCCCGCACAGCGGACACGCCCCACTCTCTTGGGCGGGCACCATCGACATCATGACGGCCGACGTACGGGCCTCCTGACGGGCCTTGTCCTCGGGCACGCCTTCCGCGACCAGCGCTTCGGCAAGCGCGACATAGCACTTCGCGAACGCCTTGGCGTGGCGAGCGAGCGCGACCATCGCTTCGACGTTCGTCATGCGTCGACCTCTTCTTCCTCCGGCTCGTCGCCCCCGCCCACTCCCGGCAACGGCAGCGGCGGCGGCTCCAAGCCCTCGAACGGGCTTGGCTCGCCTTCCGCGCGGGGCAGGAGCCAGACGTTGCGCTCCTCGTCGATCTCGACGAGCACCATCGGATCGCCCATGATACCGGCGAGCTCCTTGGCCGTACGTGCTCGGTTCAGGTTCGCCTCGGAGATGTCCTTCTCGGGCTCGGAGAACAGCGGCGGCCACACGACGTCATAGTCGCCGGTCGTCGGGCGAGGTAGGACGCCGAACTCGATCTGGCGGTCGATGAACCTGCGGAGGATGACCGGCTCCGCGTGGGTGGTCTGTCGGTCGGCGATCATGCCGAGAAACGTCTTCTGGTCCTCGGTCGAGCTTCGTTCGCCCGTCTCTGAGCCGAACAACAGACGGAGCGGGATGCCCGAGCCTGCCGATATCAGCTTCATCGCGAGCAAGGCCGCGCCGGTCGGGTCGGGCTCGGAGTCCCCGACCCGCGTCAACTCGCCGCCCTGGATGAAGAACGTCTTTCGGAGCTCGTGGTAGATCTCCTGCAGGTTCTCGTCGAGCGCTTCGAGCTGGGCCGGTGTCCACCTCACGGCCGGGTCGAGCTTGGCCTGCAGTACGCCAGCGACCCGCTGCCAGAACGCCTCACCGCTCGATGCCGAGATCTTCTGCAGGTCGACGAGTGGGTTGTAGATCCTGCGAAGTGCCGGCTTGCCGAACACCGGGTCGTCGAGCGGATCCTCGGCGACGTGGATCACCCGCGTCGCGTGCACCTGAGCGGTGCCGGTGCGTGACGTCGAGCGGAACGTCGGCACGTTGCCGGCCAGGTCGATCTTGTACGTCTCGGGCTGGCCGTAGCGTTCGCTCGCAGGGTCGGTCACCCATCGGTCGATCTGCGCCAGTCGCTCCGAGTACAGCGACACATAGAGCAGATCTTCGGGGTCAGACATCCGAAGCGGCGGCATCGGTAGTGCCCGGTCGTCGCCGCCCTGGTAGCCAAGCAGGATCACCGAGTACTGGCCGATGCGGGCGAGTTTGTCGGCGGCCTCGAACTTCTGCCAGATGCCGAGCCGCTTCGCCATCGCCTCCCACGCCTCGGTGAACTCGGTGCCGTCCTCTTTGTCTGGCTCCGAGATCAGCGGCGGCTTGCGCCACGTCGTCTCGGCGATCATGTCGACGACCCTGCCAGCTACCGGGTCGCGCTCGTACATGCCCGCGTAGTTGTTCCAGCGGAGATCCTTTGGGTAGCCGGCGACCCGGTAGATGTCCCGGTCCCCACCGTACTGGAGCCCGTGCGTCTGCGCGAAGGCGAGCCGGTCGACGATCTCCGACAGCAGCGCGAGTTCGGGACGCACCGGACCCTGGACTGCACCGCTCCCGTTACGGGCCAACACCTCTGTGCTCATCGCTCACCTCGTATCCATTCGGGGGTCGGCCGGCCGAGCAGCTTTTCGGTGTTGCCCGACATCGACCGAACATAGTGCCCGAGTTGCATCCGGCCACGGTCCGAGCGCCAGCCTCGCATGTGCGACGCCGACGATGCCCACGGCTTACCCTCGGTGTGGACCTCGCTCTCCGCGAAATGCGGCTCGTTGCTCATCGGGATTCCGCAGAGCACGACCCTCGGCTCGGGCGTGTGCTGTTTCGTGACCACGACGCCCACCCATGCGCCCAAGAATCCCGACGAGCCGTTGTTGCCGGTCGTGTCGGCGTGGTGGTCGACCATGGACCGCTTGATACCGTACGTCTGGTAGTCTCGCGCATGCCCACGCTCGGCTCTTTGGCGCTCCCAGCCCCATTTCTGCGGATGGTCGGGGTCGACGTGCAGTTTCGTTGGATGACGCGTGACCCAGCAATCCAGGTAGGGGACATGGACGCCGATGTCGTTGACCGCGACGACGAGGCCCGGCCAGGGACCGCCGAGCATCACCTCCAGCGCGCGCAGGTCGTCCCACACGCATCGTGCACCACCGAGCACGAGCGCCAGCCCAGGGTCCGGAACCGGACGGTCGTCGCCGTAGAAGCACGGCCGTGCGCTCATCGCGGTCGTCACCCGAACGCCTCCAGCGCATCGACGACGACGCCCATGTCATCGGGGCCGAGCCCCTGGTGGCACCCGACGAGCAGCCCGCTACGCATCACGTCGTCGGCCCACGGGAACCGCCCCGATCCTGCTGCCCGGAACGCCGGCTGACGCAGAACGTTGCCGGTCATGATCGGGCGCGTCTGGATGCCGCACGCCTCGAGGTGGACAGCGAGGCGCATCCGTTCCGAGGGCGCGTCCATCGCTGAGCAGTTGACCCGCAGCGGGTAGGCCAGCCAGTTGGGCTCCGCCTTAGGATGCACGACCGGGCCTCTCAGCCAGTCCGTGGTTCGTACGTAGGTGTCGAGGTGGGCGACGTTGGCTCTTCGCTGGGCGAGGAAGCCGTCGAGCCGATGGAACTGCTCGAGCCCGAACGCGGCCTGCAGCTCGAGCGCCTGCAGGTTGTAGCCGACCTCGAAGAAGACGAACTTCGCATCGTAGGGCGTCTCGTCGAGCACCATCCGGTAGCGGCTCTCGACAGAGGCGTCGGCGTAACCTTCGAGCACCGAGGCTCTGCCCCAGTTCGCCAGCATCCGCGCTCGCCGGGCGTGCTCTTCGTCGCGGAAGCAGACCATGCCGCCACCACCCGCGCATGTGATTACGTGGGTGGCGTAGAAGCTCGTGGTGGAGACGTCGGAGTAGGCGCCACTCGGCAGGCCAGCGTAACGCGCGCGGAGCGTGTCGCACGAATCCTCGATCAGCGCGAGCTTGTGACGGTCGGCGATCTCGCGGAGCGCTGGCATGTCGGGCACATTGCCGAGCAGCAGCGGGACCATGATCGCGCTCGTCCGCTCAGTCACTGCCGCCTC